GTTAGATATTCCTAAATCTCCTTTATGAATATCTTTATTTTTCCAATTACTTTTAGAATTAGGAAACATATCAACAACCTCATCACTTCCATCGTGAATAAAGTTTGCTGGAAATCTGCCTAAAACATTTCCTTGATAAATAACTTCTTTTAATTCATTCATTGCATTTGATTTGTTTTTGTTACCACCTTTACTTACTCTTTCAGTAATTTCCTCATTTGCCTCAACCCTACACTCATCAATGTTTATTCCACCTGTTCCCCATTTCAATACATTTTCAGCAACTGTCTTTTCAGATAATGGTTTTCTTGCTAGTACAATAGGTTCGTGTGCTGGTTTAAGTGCTGTTCCCCATCCTTCCCATTTTGAGTTGCCTTGTAACTTATCAACTGCTTTACCTATATTGTGTGATTTAGGAAACCCACTACCATAAACCCACATTATTTGGTCACGGATTTCAAAACCTGCATCTTCAATACCTACTGCTAGTCTGTGATAAGTTCTACTGCCACCAAATGATAATAAGTGCCCACCTGGTTTTAGTACTCTGAATACTTCAAGCCATAACTCTTTGCTGGGTACATCATAGTCCCACTTCTTACCCATAAATGACAATCCGTAGGGTGGGTCTGTAACAACACTATCAATGCTATTATCTTCTAGTTCTTTTAATGCTTGTATGTTGTCGTTATTTATTATCACTTTTGTACTTCTTAAAAAAATCTAATAAGACATTTATAACATATAAACTCATTGCACCTATCATTTTTTCATCGAGGTAAAAATCATCAAGTGTAATACCATTTTCTTGTATTCTACCTTGTATGGTTACTAGATATAGAATAAATAGGGGTGCTAAAAAAGTTAATGAGTTATTTTTCCATTTATTTAAGTTTTGTTTGTTTAACATTGTTCCAAATTTCTAAAATTTTATTTTTAATAAATTCAACTAAATCTTCTAGTGTGCAATTCTTATTTTCTTTGCACTTAGAAAGCCTGTTTTTGCATTTTGTGTAGTTTGCCTTAACTATCCCTAGTGTTTTATTACTTTCACTAATTTCATCTCTTAGATTGGCATTTTCGACCTTACAGTCATTTAATTGGTTTTCTAATTCTGCATTTATTTCTTTAATGTTATTTACTAAGGTATCCCTATCCTCTACCTGCTTTTTTAATTCTTTAATTTCTGCTCTACTATCCCTTGCTTCGTTTTTGTACTTATCTTTTTCAGTAGTTACCTTTTGTATATCTTTTTCTAATTCCTTAATCTTTTTCTCGCAGTCATCTGTCTGCTCTGCTAATACTTTTGGTCTAAGCCACCCGATAACACCACTCCACTTTGTGTATTTAGTTATCTTTGGTGGAGAACCTAATGGGTTGTTTTGTTCAAATACTGTAAAAGTATCTTCATCTGCATTACTTTCTGTAATAACCCCTATGTGTCCATAACCACCACCCATAGAACTATCCCAGCACATAAGGTCACCAGCAACAGGATAAGCATTTGGTGAGTTTGGTATTTTTATAAAATCTGCTGTTTTGGCATTTGAGTAAGTATCTTTTGCATTTCCCCAAGTGTGTGCAAGTCCAAGATTTTCAGTCCATAACATTGCAAGTCCAACACACTCTCCAAAGTTAGCATCTGTGTTTCCACATTTAACACCTGTATATTTTTTTATAAATTCTTTAAGTGTAAGCATTACTGCCTTTCATCTAATTTTGAATTAATTGCTTGTATATCTTTTTGTATTTCTGTCAGTCTAATCTCAATACTGATAAAGGTTTCATCTAACCTTTCAATCTTATCTTCAACCTTTGTTATTCTTTGGTCAAAATGAGCAATTTTTGTTTCCATAACACCCCAAGCGACTGCTAGTGTGAGTAAAGGTATTAAATATTTTAGTATTGTGTCAGTTTTCATCATATTATTATTGTCCAGAATATCGTAAAAACATAATAGGTGTATTTATATTAATCGTTTATCCCAGACACTTAAATATTAGCAAATTTCACACTAGAACATTAAGGTTGGGAACACGACTTCCTCTGGTGTAGCAAAGTCTTGTGGAATATTTCTTAACTTTGCCCTGTAATCTAAAACATTTTGTGGAACTGCTGTACCTTTTTCTGTTGCATAGGTTATGTGCCAATCACTTTGTGCTAGTAAATAATTTCTTTCTGCTCTAATATCATCCCAAGTTACTCCTGCTTGTTGTGGTTTAACTAACTGCCCATCAACATATCCATCTCCTACTTCTGCACCTTGTGGTAAATCTATCCAGGTAAGACTTTCGTGTGTTGGGTAAGTATTTTCTGTTATCTCTATTATTTTATCGTTGTGTATTAGTGCTTTCATTATGCCTCCATATATTCATAAACTACTACTACTCCATCTGTACCATCTCCACCTGTGTAGTTGGCATTAACATTATAAGCAACAGTACCACCACCACCACCACCATATCCAATTCCATTATCACCTGTTGAATTGACTGCTATTTGCTGTCTGCCACCACCACCATACATTGAACCACCACCACCACCAGATACTTGTCCATATCCAGCAAGTGCTAAATTAAATCCATTTGGTCCTGTTTGTCCTGCTCCATTAACATCTCCACCTGTGCCTACACCACCTGCACCACAACTAAGCCCTCTTCTAGGAACTAGATTAGATGGGCTATTTCCAGCACCACCAGCACCACCTGTTGCTGAACAATGACTGCCAAATGAAGAAGTACCACCTGCTGTTCCTGTACTGGCTCCTGTTGCACCTGCACCACCTGTTCCTACTGTTACTGTTTCTGTTGAACCTAGTGAAGATGCTAGTATCTTTTTAAGGGTGTAACCACCACCACCACCTCCACCAGAGTTAGCAGTATCTCCTACATCACCATCACAACCTCCACCACCACCTCCACCACCAACGACTTCAACTATTATGTATTTTAGCCCTGCTGGTTTTGTCCAAGTTCCATTTCCTGTAAAAACATTTATATTTATTTCATCAATTCCTGTATCTACCCATTTAAGTCCTGTGGTTTCAACACTATCTGCTACTAGCATTTGCCCATCTGTACCTATTGGTAATCTGGCATTATCTGTATCGTAAGTATATAAATCACCCTTTGTAGTAAGTGGGGAACTTGCTGGTGCTTCTGCCCATTTCATACCCCCACTTGCTGTGCTATCTGCTGTTAAAATATAATCATTTGTTGGTGCTGTATCTAGTTTTAGATTTGCCTCATCAACTACATTATCTGCTATTGTTAAAGCACCACTTCCTGTAACTTCACCTGTATGTGTTGCATTTGTTACCTTTGCAGTATTTAGTGTTACTGCTGAATTGTTTGCAACTTCTGTATCAAAATCTGTAATATCGCTTGCAGTTAATCCTGATATTAAATTACTTTTTTGTATCTTTTTTGAAGTACCATTAACCCCATCAGTTGTATCTGACTTATCTATTATGTGCAGTAAATCATCATCTGCTGGTGTTGTTAATTCTGTTCTGCTAGTTAATTGTGCCATATATAAATTATACCTTAACTTGTTAGTTGATAATAACTATCATCAGTAAATTGAAAATCGCTATCATCTGTAAATTGAAACCTATCTGCCCCATTTAATTCTCTCCATCTATTTATATACACTTGTATTTTTTCATCTAAATTATTCCAATACTCATCGCCATTAGATGGTGTAACTGCTGGGTCTGTATCGTGTTCTCCGTGATATGTAACTTTTGTATCTAATGCTGTTTGTAAGTCTGTTTGATTTGATAATGTTCCTGTAATTGAACCCCAATTTGTTGTTGCTGTAACTGTTCCTACAATCCATTTGCTATTTGTGTTGTCCCATTTCAAAACATATCCATCTGCAATTCCTGTTGTATCTACATCTGATAATTTATCTAACTTATGGTGTATTGTGGGTCTAACTACTATCCTACCTGTTTGACTATTTCCTGTTTGTACTTTTTCTACTGCTGCAATTTCAATGTAGGTATCTGGTGGTGTAGGTGCTGTATTTGTTAAACCCCCTGTTGTATTTGAAAAGTAAAGTATATCTCCTCCTGCCCAATCTGCACTATCACCATTATCTGGTGTATCTGTATAAATCTTATCAACTTCTCCAAACCAAGTAGAGTAACCAAAATCACCATTTGATAAGTCTTGTGTTGCAACTCCAATAAAATAAGTAGGGTTTGCCTGTATTTCACTAACCACACACTTTTTTATTAGTATATGGTCGCCCTGAACTCCTGCAAATTGAACCAAATCACCCTTTGTTATTGCACCACTTGCCTTACCGTAAAAGTATAGTGATTGTGGTAATTCTGCATTTATATAATCAAAACTACTTGTAAATGGATTAAATACAATCTTATTTGCCATTATGATTTCTCCACAGATATTAGGTTATTATCTACATCATAAGCAAGGGTTAGTGTAGATACTGTTGTACCAGCACTTCCACCAATCTTATAAATTACAGTAGTTAAATTTCCATCTGTATAAGATAAATTTATGTAATCGTAGGTGCTGGGAACAAGTGAGTTACCAACTATATCAGTAACTTTTACTGCAACATCATTTTGAACATCTTTAAACTTTCTGTGTTCTCTGTCATTTAAACTTAATGGTATTGCCATTATTTCTCCTTTTCGTTTTGTACTGCTACATTTGTAAGTCTAGTAAATGTTGGTCTAGCCCTATCTACTGTTTTTGCTGTCCTTTTAATATTACTTCCTGCTTTACTACCTGCTTTTTTTATACTTTGTGTTGCTTTTCTTGCTTTTTCTGTTGCTGTACCAACTGCTTTTGCACCTTTAACACCACTCTTAATTTTTTCTATTGGTGCATTTTTTAATGTTTTTTTAGCACTATTTATTAAACTGCTAAGTGTTTGCTCACTACCAACTATTTTTGCAAGTGTATATTGTCCACCTAAATAAGGTATTAAATTTAAAGGATTTAAAATTGCTAAACCACCACCTGCTAGTATGTTACTTGCTATAAAACCTGTTTGTGAACCTTGTGCTACTTTTTGACTTTTTGTTAATAGTTGTTTTAATTCAGCCAATTCTTCTGCTTGGTCAAGTATTTGCTTTAAATTATCAAATTGTTTCTTATCAAGTAGTTGTTCTAGTGTTGAGTACCCATATTTATTTATTTTATTTTTTAACTTAATAGGGTCAATTAACTCACCAGTTCTATCAAGACTTTCATAAACTATTTTTTGTACTAAACTTTCTCTTATTGGTTCAATACCCTCATCACCTAAAACATCTTTTAAAAGTTTTACACCAGTTGGATTGTTTGGTTTAACAACACTTTCTAATACTTTTTCAGGGTCTAATCTAGTTATATTTCTACCAATTTGCGACCTAATCTTTTTAATATTACCTTTATAAAATCTATCTGCTTCCCTAATTTGTTTTAGAATTTCCTTAGTATTTAGTTGTGGTGCTTTTGCACCTAACCTAGTATCAGTTATGTTTAGTTTTGGAAATTTAGATTTTGGAAGTTTTTTACCAGATAAGGTTCTTTCTAAATCTTCTTCTAAAACAGAATAAAACTTCTTTAAAGCACCCATATCTGATTTTGCTACTATATCAGCATTATCATCAATTCTACTACCAACTGCTTTTAATGTTTCTCTTAAATCTTGTGCTGACAAGGTATCTGCATCAAAAAATGTTTGAAAACTATCTTCGTAAAACTTTAAATCTCTTGGTTTAACTCTTGATTTTAATTTACTTGAAATTGTATTTTTTAAAAATTTGTGTGTACTATTTGCAGTTGCTGGTACTTTATCTAAACTAGGTATATTGTCATATTTTTGACTTGCTTGTCTTGTAAAATCATCAACATATTTCTTAAATGCACTTTGTACCTTTTTACCTGTTGCTAGTGTTTCGAAAGTTTCTGGTGCATTAGTTCTTCGTAAGTTTTGTTGTAACTCATTAACCCTATCAAAAGCAGTATTAATCTTTTTAGCAATATCACCACCAAATAAACCCCTAACTGCCGTTGCTTCTGCAATTTCAGTAGTTCCACTAGGTCTTCTTGCTGATAAAGGTAAATCAACATCATACTTACCTGCAAGTTCTAATGCCCTAGTACTTTCTTCTGGAATTAATCTTTCAGCACCTTGTGTAATTCTTTCACCCATACCTTGTGTGTAAGGTCTTGCTCTTTCAATACCTGCCTCAATACCTGCCCTTGCAGTTTGCAAACCACTTCTTGTAGCATCTGCAACATTACTTGCACCTCTTTTAACTGCTCTACCTGTTGTTTGAACACCTTTACCTACTGCTGGTAAACTACCCTCAATTAAAGCACCAGTAGTAGCACCCTCTAATGTTTGTCCAATTTGCTCACTTATTGGTTGTCCACTATATGTTTGTCCAAAACCAGCACTTGCACCCCTTATAGAACCTAATGCAGCATTACCTCTAACACTTGATGCTGTTGCTGGGTTGTATGCAATTATATTTGCACCTTGCCTTACACCCTCTACTGCTACTGGTAGTGAACTTTTACTTCTAATAGCACTTTCTTGTGTTCCTGATAAATAAGGTATGTTACCACTTAAAACAGTTCTTTCTGCCTTTTTATCCCCCCTTAATGCCCTAGCACTTTGTGTTAAACCCTCTACTGCACCTAAACCACTTCTAACAACTTGTTCTGCTGGGTTTAAAATTGCACCACTAACTGCACCTAAATTACCCCTTGTAGAAATTGCTTCTGATAAAGGTGCTGATTTTTGGGACATTGCCCACTCATTATAGTTGGGTATATCTTGCCTCATAGGTCTGGTAGCATAAGGATTTCTCTGTTTAATACCTGCTGTAACAAATATATTTTCTGCTTCTTCTGGTGTTGGTGCTTTATCACCTCTAACTACAACTGACCTACCTGTTGCATTGTCTGTTATTTTAAATTTAGCCATTATTGTATCTCCGTAATTGTGTAGTTACCCACACTACTTTCAATATTTTGTAATCTACTAGGGTTTTTTTGTTCTTGTAATAACTGCATATTTTCATTATTTTTTGCAATTAATTTTCTTTGTATTTGCCCTAATATTTGCCTTAAATATGTTTCACTAACATTACCAATATTTTCAGGTTTGAAAGCATTTTGTAAAATTCTTGTTTCAAAGTCAGTAATTTGTCCTTGTCCCTTTAATCCTGACCTTTCAAGTAAAGTTAGTTTGTTAATTAAACTATTTACCTTTTCTTGTGTTTCCAATGCACCACTCCATCTAGTCCAAAAGGGTACTTCAACACCTCTCATTGTACCTGTTATTGCACCTATATTACCCTCGTCTAGTAAGTTATTAGTTAAATTTAAAGCATCTTCTACATTTAAAACTTCTTCAATAGTTGGTGTTTCTGGCATATTTTCTAATCTTGCTTTTTCAATATCTGATAATGTTTTTAATTCAGTTTGTTCTATATCAAATAATTGCTTGTTGTATGTAGCAATTTCATTTCTAGTATCACTATCTATTTTACTTAATCTATCTTGTAAATCAGTATATAGTTGGTTTGCCATTACAACCTTATCACCATAAGCGATTGCCATATTATTATTTAAATCATTAATTTGTTGTTGGTAGTTTGAAAGTATAGTATTTACATTATTTTGTGCATTTATTATTGCTGTATTTTTTTGGTTGTTGATGTCATTTATAGTTGCTTGTCTTTGTGCCATTATATCTTGTTGACCTCTTAAAAACTCACTTTCGCTTCTTTGTGTTTCACCACTTTGTCCAAAATAACCTGTTGAACCTAATGTACCTAAGTTAGCAAACTTTCTTTCTAATTGTGCTTGTTGTAATCTTCTTGCCTCTGCTGCTCTTCTTAAATCTCTTTCGCTACTAACTTCTGCCTGTTGTGCTTGTTGTCCATATTGTTGTTCAATTAATGCTCTATTTTGTGCTTCTTGTTGTCTTGCTAAATCCATTTGTGCTTGTATATCTTGTTGTTGTTTTTGATAGTTAGCCATTTGTGTATCATAAGCAGCCATAATTTCAGGTGCTTGTTGCTGGTAACTTTGTTGTGCTAAATTTCTAGCATCAACACCTTGTTGTAGTGATTGCCTTGCTAACTCATTAATACTTTTAACAGTTGGTGATGGTTGTCTTGTTTGTTCTTTTTTCTCTGGTTGTTTTGGTTTTGTAAATCTTGGTGTCTGTACTGTTGGTTTAGCACCTTTACTTGTTGATTGATAAGTTACTGGCATACCATATAAAGTATTTGGTTGAAAAATACTTCTTGCCTTATTATTTGGCATAGGTGTGTTTCTTGACATACCCTCTGGTCTAACAGCACTAGAAAAACTTACATTTCTGTTACTATTAACCATATTTTTATTGTTTTCTGCAAACTGATTATCTTTTTTTCTTCTAAATACTGCCATACCTTTATATTATCAATTTTTTAACTAAAACCTTACAATTATCTTTTAAAAATACTTTTAATCCAAGAACTTACCTTTTTAAATACACTCTTTTTTGGTTTTGATGTTGATTTCTTTGGTGTTGCTTTTTTAAAAGCCTCTTTTACTTTTGATGACTTTGATTGTGATTTAGGTGGTGAGTAGTATTTTTTTATACTAGAACTTGATTTACTGCTCGAACTACTTGATTTACTACTAGATTTGCTACTAGATTTACTTGAACTAGATTTGCTACTAGATTTACTACTTGAACTACTTGATTTCTTTTTATCATCAGATTTCTTAGAACTAGATTTTTTACTTGATGAACTTGATTTTGATGTACTTACAGGTCTACTAAATACAGTTTTTGATGGTGAGAATAATTGTTGTACTGAACTTTCTCTACTTTGTTGGTTATCTAAACCTGCAATATCACTTGAAGTATTTGTTCTATCTGCTGATTGTGAACCTTTTGCAGTAACACCAGACATTAATTGATTACCAGCGAAACCCTCTTGTCCAATAGGTTTAGTTACAGAACTTAATGGGTTTGTAGGTTGTTTAAACTCATTATCAATAATTGTTCTTTGCTGATTGTATTGTCTACCTAAGTTAGATGGTTGGAAGTTACCAAATTGTAATCCTCTATTTTCATCTATGGTTGATTTTTTACCTAACTCTTGTCTACTAAAATCTTGTATATCTGATTGTGCTTCTGCTGTTGGGTTTAAATTATTTAAAATGTTATTTGCTAGTTGTTGTCCTCTTTGTAAGAAATCAGGTAAAGAACTTATTGTTTCAGATACACCAAATTCTGGTGCATTAACATCTCTACCAATCTGTCCAATAGTTTCACCTAAGTTACTTGTAGCACCCCTAAAATCACCTGCTAAAAGTTCAGAAACTCCTAAGTCTGGTGCATTAATATTTCTACCAGTTTGTGCCAAAGTTTGACCTATATTTCTTGAAGCACCTCTAATATCACCAGCAAGAAGTTCAGATGCACCTAATTCTGGTAAATTTCTATTAGTACCAAATTGTGCAACTCTATTACTCAAATTCATTGGTGTTTCTGTTGGTGTTTCAGTTGGTGTTTCAGTTTCTGGCAATGCTCTTGCAATAGTTCTTGGTGTGTTAATTCTTCTTTCAGCACTAGCAACTGCATCGGGATATAAAACTCTATCCTCTTCTGTTAACTTACCACTACTTGCTCTCCAATACATTGCTTCTGCTCTTTGGTCTGGTGTTAAATCATCATAACTAACAGGTACTCTGCTTTGTATTCGGTATTCTTGTGGGTTTTGTTGTACTTTTTGTATAAAATTGTATGGATTTTGTCTTTGATTATTTTCATCATAGTATTCTAAGTCTAAGTGATAACCTGTTGAATTTCCTGTTGTACCAGTAATACCTATGATTTCACCAGCCCTAATTGTGTCCCCAACATTAAAGTTTGTTTGTGATAAATGTGATAGTCTAAATCTTTCACCAGTAGGTAGTTGTACTAATATTGAGTTACCATATCCTTGGTCGTTAACACCATCAATTAATTTACCAACTACTTGTGTTTCAAAAGGTAGTGATAAAGGTACTTTCCACTCACCTGCACCAGCAATATCTAAACCTTGATGATAAGTGTAATAACGGTTTGGGTTATAGTTTCCATATTCTTGTGTTATTTGGTACTGATTACCATTAAAAAGCATTGATTGTAAATCTCTTGAAGCATTACCTGTTGGTTTAAACTCACTTGTATAATCTCTAAAAACTTGTCCATCTCTACTAATAAGTAAATCATCTCTAAAACTTACAAACTCAGGTTCAATACTAAGAATTTCTCCTGTACCTAAATCGTAAGTAACACCAGTAACATCTTTAACAGTATTATTGTTGTAGTAAATATTTCCATCTCTATCTCTACCAGTTATTTGTGGTTGTGATGCTTGTATTAAATTTTCAATAAAATTAATAGATTGAGGTTTAATATTTGAACTCATTTCCTGATTTAATGCAGACATTGGTTGTTGCATAGGTTGTTGTGGTTGTAAAGGTGTTGTGTAAGCATTTTGTAAAGTTTGTGATGGTGTTACAGGTGTTTGTAATTGTGTTGATGGTAGAACCTGTGATACACCCCTAGTTTGTGGAAGTGCAAAAGATGCAGGTCTTCTATCAATATCAAAACCCATTGCTGTATCTTGTGGTCTTCTTAATCTATTTCTTTCTTCAATCATTGCTAAGTATTCAGCAGATGATTGTGGTGTTTGTGCTATGTTTCTTGCTACTGGTTTAAATGTTGCCATAATATTTTCCTTACTCAATTATACTTATTTTTGGTGTAAAACCTAAATAAATTTGATATACCTCTTCTGCTGTTAATGCTCTATTAAAGTATGCAAGGTCATCAATATCACCATCATAGTAACTAACTGGTGTATCGCCACTTCTACCTACTATTGCTGCTAAACCAACTCTATTAGTTGGACTACTTTTTACACCAGTATGTGCAGTTGTATCCTCTAAAACACCATTAACATATATTTTTATATTTGCACCATCATAAGTACCTGTTATGTGATGCCAAGTATCTAACGAAAGTGCAGTTGTTGCTGTTGCATTATTTGCACCTGCATCAGTACCATCACTTGATATTCTAAAAGTTGGTATATTTGTTGTACCTAAATAAATAAAATAAGTTCTTAAATTAACACCACCAACGCTATCCCATCTACTAAATATAGCAGATAAAGTCATATCACTTTCTAATTTTATCCAACTAGATATTGAAAATTGACTATCATTGTATTCGCTTGTTGCTATGTATCCATAAGAAGAACTACTTGCTTCCATTTCTATTGCTTCATCAAAAACACCTGTTGTTGCTATCGGTCCATTAACAAAATTAAAAGAATAATCATTATTAATTTCATTATCTCTAAAAAATGAGTATGGTTCAGTTGGTGGGGTAAAGTTGGCAGTATATTTTGCAACACCTTTAACTATTCTTAATTCATCTACCCAACCATTTAATTCTTGTTCATTACCACTTGCTAGGTAACCAATTTTTAGTGTTGTTGCTAAATCACTTAAAGTTGTTGTACTAAAATCAGTACCTGTAAGTGTTTTGCTTTCTCCATCAATAAATATTTTACAATTAGCACCATCTCTAACCATTGCAATGTGATACCAGTTGTTTGTGGTAACTAAATTATTACCTGTACTCATTAAAACTTCATCTACTGATGATTGTCTTACATAAAAACTAATTCCATTATTTGTATTTTTATAAAAAGTCCAAAAGTTATTTGCATCTACATACTGATTTGCAAATTGTTGGTTATCAGTTAAATCATTAAATCTAACCCACAAATCTATTGTAAAATCACCACTACCAAAATGCCAATCTGTACTGTCTGCAAGTGTTATGTAGTCCCCTGTTCCGTCTAATAATAATGAACTTACACCAAACTTTTTTTGTGATGTATCTAATTGTGCATTACCCACAAAAGTAGCAGTTAACTTACCTGCACTATCTAGTGTGCTTGTTTGTCCATCAGTACCATTAAAATGAAGTAATAGTTTTGTATTTGTATCTTCTGATTGATTGAATTTCCAATAACCTAAACAACTACCACCTGTGTTGTAAATAACTCTAATTTGTTCATCAGTTAAAGCAGTATTATAAATAGCAACATCATCAATTTGTCCATCAAACCATTGTGCTGGTGTATCCCCACTACCAAAACTACTTGCACCTATTAAAAAGTTAGCATCACTATCTGCTACTGTTCCACTTGCAGTAACTTCTGTTTTAATACCATTAACAAATACTTTAAGTTTGCTTGAACTGCTGTCATAAACTCCTGCAATATAGTTCCATTTACCAATTTCTACTGTATTTGAACTTATAACATTGAAATTTGTTGTTAAGCCACCTAACCAAAAGGTAACCTTATCATCAGTACCAAGAGATATTTCGTGCCTATTATTTGGGAGTGTTAGTTTACCTTTATTTATAATTCTATAACTGTAAGTTGATGGTGAAGTGTCTGGTTTTATCCATACTGACCAACTTTGACTTGTAGATATTTCTAAATTAAGACAACTAGCATCAGCAATACTTAAATATTGACTGCTACCATTTAATGTAACTGCATTATCAAAAATACCTGCTGTGTAAGTTGGTGAACCATTTGCTGTTAGATTGTAACTGTTAGTGCTTTCATCATTAGCATTACCATTAAGTTTCCAATAACCTTGCAAGTTGGTTGTAGGTATTCCTGCAAAACTTAAATCTCTTTGTGAGTATTTTGTTAATAAATCTGTGTTTTGTATTGATGGCATTATGGTTTTATAAATCTAAGTCTGATTATCAAACCTTTTGCTGGTGTTGTAGATACAGCATCTATATCTATTGCTAGTAAATCGTTTGTAGCAACATCATCATTGCTTGTATCAATAACATAAGGTGTTGAAGCAGTATCAGAACCAGTTTCTCCACTATCTATTGTTAATTTGGTACTTAACATATCAACACTATCTGTAACATTTCTAATCTGTATATCAGTAGTACCAGTTGTACCAGCAGTAATAACCCTTGCGTGGCAGCCAACTAAATCCCAACCATTTAAATCTTCTGGAATTGTTATGTATGCCTTACCATCACCTGTTGTTGTGTTTACAGTTGCTTCAACTACATAATTTTCTATATTTTTATATTTTACAATATCGTTTAAATCGTTAATGTGTGCTTTTGTTAAAGGATAAGCAACTACTACACCATTACTATGTGCTTTACCTGTTGAACCCTCAACACCCCTAGTAACACCTTGTAAAACATTACTTGCATTTATAGAAGTGTAACTAATCCACTCTACTATTGATGTATTTAATGGGTTAGTCCAACTTACTGCAATTATGCCAGGAACTGTTGTATCTATACCTGTTGTGTTTGATAGTGTTATATTTGTTGTTTGTGAAGCATCTATTGCACCATTTAAAGTTTTAGTTATGTATTGTTGTGCATAATATAATGGCATATCTTTATCTTACCAATATTTAAGAATAAACCTTAAATCTACTTGGTAACCTTTTCCCCTCTAACACCATATATTCGTGTGCTAGTGATAAAAATTTATAATATAAATCAGCAGTATTTGAATTAAATGAGTATTTAATTGACCTGCTTTTTAATCTTTTTTGAACTTCTACTAATTGGTCGCTACTTTCACCACTTGCTGGTGTACCACCTGTTGCATCACCAAATAAGGGTTGTCCAACTAGCATTGCACCAAAACCTAAACCACCTGATATTGATGCACTAATATTAAACTCACTATTAACAATAGCACCATCAACAATTATCTCACCATCAATGTTACCAAAGTTAGTTATATCTTTAAATTGAAATGTGGGGTGAAAGTATTGTTTAAATTTATGAAATGCACCCTCATCATAAGCCTTTGTTGAAAACTGAACATCTATTGCAGTACCATTATCACTTCTATCTTCTTGAAACATTTTATAAATGTAACCATCTTGTGAGTGTCCGTAGTAAAAATCTTGGTTACCATTAGTATCAATAAATTCAGCCATTATATTAGGTTCAATACCCTCCCAATAAACCCAACTACCAAATCTAGTATCAAGTACCCAAACCCTATCATTATTAGTGCTATCTTCTTTTGCAACACTACACATAAATAGGTTGTTGAAGTAACCACCAGCACTATCTTCTAATTGTCCTAAATTTACATCCTTTAAACTTTCAGCAATCTTAATAGAAAGTTCGTTAGTTCTTAAAATACTCGCTGCATAATTTTCTTGGTTACCTAAACTATAAAAAGCAAGTCTTCCATCTTTTTTTGCAGGAAATACTATGTCATTTTCAACTGCTATTGTTGCATAGTGGGATATCATACCAAAAGACCTAGTTATTTCTTCTAGTTGTGGGTTACCATTTTCGTTAAAAAAGAACTTGTAAATAGCATTTTCTTTACCAACTATAACACCACCTTGAAAAGGTATTATTGCTTTAATAGCATAACCATCATTTTGAAATACTGGGGTACTACCACCACCACCAACATCACCTGAAAAGTTAGCAATATTTTCACCAACACCACCCCAATACAATCTTGATGGGTCATCAGGATTACCTGCTACAAATAACCTACTTATGGCAAAACAAGAATACTTACCTTTTATACCACCACTTGTATTACCCTCTGGTGGTAAAACTACAATACTAGGTTCAAACTCACCAATATCTTTATAGGAGTTTGTATAAACAGTAGTCATATAAGTTTCACCAAGTCCTGTTGCTTTTCTACCCCATATATTGTAACCCTCAGCACCAGTAACTGCTGTCCAAGTTATATTGTTGTAGTTAGTTTCAGTAAGTTCTGCATTACCATTTGTTATTGCTACTGCTGTTGTGGCAAGTGTTTCACCCTGCTTGTTAAAAGCACTAACTTTATAACTGTATGCTGTTGAACCTGTTGAACCTGTTGCTGTTACTGCTAAACCTGTTGGTGTTGTTAGTGCTGTGTATGTACTTATTGTACTACCATCATATTTTCGTAAATTATTAGTACCATCAAAAAAATAAACATCATTTATTGCTTGTACCATTGTGGTTTTGCTATTTGCAAAAGTTGTACTACCAATTTGTGTCCAAGTACCACTATTGTAGTATTCTAATTTTTGATTGTTAATTCTTAAAAACTTTCTAGTACCATCTGCTTTATAGTAACCAAATAAACCATAAGTTTTAGTACCACTTGAATTACCATAAGTGCTAGTACCTCTTCTAGGTACAATACCATCAACTTGTAATTCAATATTTCTAGCCTCTGTAAGTTCGCTTTCCTTAATTATATTTTGGTCTTGAAAGGTATTTAAACCACCTATAAAACCTTGTGATACATCTATTTTTCTTGGATTATTTCTTGCTTTTGTATTAATCTGCATACTGTATGTCTATTGGGTAAAAAGGTCTAATAGATTTGTTGTAGAACTTTTGTCTATTATTCTCTACCATCAAGTCCCTAACAATTTCATTAAACTCATCAAAGCCATCGGCACTATCACCTCGTCTATCATCTAGTTGGTTAATTCTTGCATAAGCATAAGCAACAAGTGCATCTAAATAAAAGTCGGGTATTATAAAAGTATCGCTATCACTACTAACTAATGTTGGATATTTAAAATATTTAATAGCAATGTTGTTTGTGCCACTATCTTCGGGTTTTGGTAGTATATGCAGTTCGTTTTGGTAAATATAAAATCTATTGTAAAGGTACTCAGTATCATCAGTATTTTCTAATTGAAAAACCTCTGCCTGTGATATTGCATCATAAACTTCATTATCAACCCTAAGTTCAATAATATCTCTAAAATCACTAGGTAATGTGTAAGTTTCTTGTAATGCAACACTACTTAAAGTTGTACTTGTTTCACTAAACCACATAGGTTGGGTTGCAATTAACTTTCTATAACCCTCGTTAATAAACCTAACTCTTCTTGATTTTTCTGTTGCATCATCTGGTGAACTATCTTCGCCTAATCTGTATGCTAGTGATGTTAATAAATCTGCTAATGTAAGTGGCATTAAGTATCCTTATAATTTGATACCTTTAAGAAATCCCTCGACAATTTCTTTCTTTATCTTATCTTTATATTCTTTTTGTTTTTGTGCCAATGCTAATTCTCTTTTTGTAACTTCTGCAAGTTTCATATCAGCATCTGCATTTTTTTCATTTGCCTCTTTAAGCATTTTTTTAACATTATCTTTGGATACTTCAACACTAGCAAGTGCCTCTGTAAGTTCAGTATCTCTTCTAATATTAGTTAAACCATTTATAACTTCTTTTTCTCTTAAAGTAAGTTCTTTATCAGCCTTAACTAATTCTTTTCTTTTAGTTTCCAATTCTTTTTTTAATGCTTTTAATGTAGTAGTTTCTTTTGCAATTTCTAATTCCTTATCTTTTAAGGATTTTTCTTTTGCATTAAGTTCTGCTTCCATTTGAGATGCAATATTTAAAATTGACATATTTATCTCCAAATTAATTACTATTTTAAGGTTATCAAATTTTGCTTAAAAACCTTAATAAAAAACAAAACCCCTATTGCTAGGGGTCTGTTTAAGTGTGCTAAATGCTTATAAGCATCTAATCATTGCTGTTACATCATTAGATACATCATCTGCTAATGCTACACCAAATACTTGACCACTTGTTGTACCTGCTGTTTCTGTGTCAGCCTGTCCATCTGCTGTTGCGTGAGGAACTAATCTATCACCTTTAACAACACCACCATCAGTAGTTACAGTTGCTACACCACTAACTTGTACCCAACCATAGTTACCATCAGTTATTGCTGATACTGCTACACCTGCTACAAATCTACCAACAGAAGAACCACCTGCTCTATCTTTGGTAACTAAATAACCTGTTGTGTCTGCATATTCAACAACATCACCTGCAACTAAGTTAGCATCTTCAACTTGAATATATCTGAATATATTACCTGTTTTAGGTTGTTCAAATATAGTTCCTAATTGTGCAGTTGCTGTACTTTCGTTACTTGTAAGTGATGGATTTAAAACTTGTGCGAATGCCATATTTTAATCTCCTAAATTTATACTATTAAGCAGTTTTACCTGTTAATTTACCTAAACTTGCTCTTCTATTAACAACACTTTGTAACATAGTAACAATACTTTGTACTGAGATGTGTTGGTTTGTAGGTTCACCTTTGTCTATAACTTTAAAGTCATAACCATTGTGCATAGCAATTTTTAGATTATCTGTATTTAAGAAGTAGAACTCTCCACTTGGTGTTTGTTCATCAAATACTACTGGAATACCTCTAAAACCTAATGCTAAAAATCCTGCATCACCTAATCTTTTCATTTCTTTTGTTGATGAACTTTCGTAGTTAATAGTTGTAGTTAGTAAACTTTCATATTTTTCGTGTAGTGTTTGTGTAGTAACCATTATGGATACTTTTGAACCACCTGCACCGTTATTAACTGTGTTTAATCCTGTTCTGATGTCATCAATACTTAATGCACCTGCTGAACTTTCTACATAAGAGTTCCACCAAGTATAAGTACCACCTGCAATACCACCATAAGTACCTGTACCAATAGCAGTTTGTAAACCGACTATCTCTTTGTTTGCAGAAGTACCATTAAAGAAGTCATTATTAATTCTTTCTTTTAATGAATTTTCTGCTTGCATTATCTTAGCCTTTAACAAATCTACTACTTGACTTCTACCTGCATTTTTTGCTTCATCTTCTAAACTTATAACAATGTTTACATTGTATAAAGCCCAGTTGTATTCAGCAGCATCAATACCATCTTGGTAAGTAAGGTCAAGAGTATCTGTACCTGTAAAAGTTTCTACTGTTGTGTTTGTTCCATACATTACTGGAACTACGATGCTTCTACCACCATCTTTGTATTCAATTCCGTTATTATTTTGGAAGTGATTTAGTAAAACATTATCTTTAAATATATTATCTGCTAATGTTTTTCTGTAATTCTGTAAGGTTGTTGAAGCAATAACCCCTAAATTTACTGTCATATTATCCTTAATTTAATTTTTTACTTATTAAAAGCACTTGCAACTGCTTCATCAAATGACATATTGCCACTTCTTTCAACATTTGCAGATTTAGTGCTTGGGTTTGATTTTTTAGTCTGTACTGCATTTTTTTTCATTATCTTGTTTTGGTTAGCAATGTAACTTTTGATTTTTCCATCAATGTAACTTTGCCACTCATCAGATACTTCATTTAGTACAGATTTGTAATCAAACCCTAACTTTGTACCATTTTCTTGCTCGTGTTCAACAAGTCTTTGTTCTAAGATATCTCTTGCAAAGGTATCAAAAAACTTATCACTATCAGGGTGATTGTCATTTAGTCTATTATCTAAATTAACAATGTCTGTTTGTGCTTGTTTTTCCCACTCAGCCTCTCTTTCTGCCTTTATATAGTTTCGAATTCTATCTTCTTCACTAATATATTCATCACTTTCTAAATCATCAGTTGTTTGGTCAGCATTTTCTAATTTACTTTCCAAGTCTGCTAACTTAGTTTCCAAATCCTTTACTTGCTGTCTTTCTAGTTGACGCTTTCTAGTGTAGTCAGCCTGTAAAGATTTGTGGAGAGGTTTTAACTCATCTGGCAGTTCGTCATAAGATGTTGGTGTAAAACTATCTTCTGCTTCTGAGTTTTCATTTCCCCCCATAATATCTTGCTCTTCTTGTTCAATTTCTGTTTCAGGTTGTTGTTCTTCTTGAACAATCTCTGGTTCTTCTTGAACATCTGAATTTTCTGTTGTTAAAGAACTATCAAAACTAGCACCAATTTCTTGGTCTAAGTTAGATATATTCTGTGTAGGAGTGTTATTTTCCATAACTTGTTCCTTTTTTAAAAATTTAGAAGTCCCATAAGGGTTGTTTCATATACTTAAAAAAATAATATCACAATAGGGGTTAATATATTAACTGTTAATTACTTTACCATCTACTAATTGTTGCTTACCTAGTATGTAATAACTTTCCATATTACATTTTTTGCATCTTAATTGTCTTGATGTGGGTGATAGGGGTTCAAAATAGTGTTCATTTTGTTTACAAAAACTACTAACAAGTTTAGGTTTATGTTCACTTAAACTATTATTACCATATTGGTCTTTAACATTGTTCCATAAACCTAAATTGTTATTCATATTATTTTTTTCTTCTTTTAAGCATTTCTGTAATAGTAGTGCCTTTTGGTTTCATTTCTCTTTTCATCATTGGTTTAGATGTTGGTTTAGATGTCATTTTTTTGCCCATCTTTTTAGCCATTTTCTTAGCCATCTCCATACCTTTTTTAGTGTATGAGTATTCTTTATTACCTACTTTTGGCATAAAATACCTTTCATAAATTTTATACTACCACTTAACCTTATCTGCCCAATAAGCAGCACTCATTTTACCTTTTGCTATATTTTTAGAGTGCCTTGCTTTAAAAGATTTTTGCCTTGCCTTTTGTTTTTTGCTTTTGGGATTTGCACCTGCACCACTAACACCTTGTTGTCCAAATCTAATAAGTTTTTCCTTACCACCACTTTTAGCAAATACTGCATGGGATTTAGTTGGGTGGTTTGGTGTTCTTTTTGGTTTGTTGTATCCCTTAAATGTTTCTTTACCTTTTTTAATCATAGTTAAAATAAATTCTGAAATGGTGTACTTGCTACTGCTTCTTGACTTGTTGGCATCTCCCCATTTCTAGGTGATGGTTTTGGCATATCTCCTTGTTGCATTTCTTGCATTTGTTCTTGCATAACCTCTTCTTCTGATTTTAAAAAGTTATCTGGGTTTTGTTCATTAAATCCATCTCTTAACATCTTCTTAAATACTTTTGCTCTATCAACAAGTGGGTCATCTTTAATTCTATCGTACATTTCAATAGCCTGTGCTCTTAAAACATCTTTATTAACACTTATGTTTTCTAAATCAACATCAATATCTCTATCAAAATCAATATCCTGTAAATCATACTTAGTTAGTACCATTTCTTTCGACATACCGTCTTCATCAGTAATACTTACAAGTTTTTCTTCGTCCCAATTTTCTTGTGCTAGTTTAAGCATTAAAATAACTACTTCTCTAATAAACCTACCAAATTGCCTTTTACCTTGCCTAATTCTTCTTTCAGCAGCATCTGCAAAAATAGTTTGTCCTGTTGCTGTGTCTACTGATGTACTTTGTGCTGCATTTGTTAAGTCCATCATACCTGATACAAACTGTGCATCTCTTCTAGCGATTTCGTCCATACCTAGTATAGTGTCGCTCATTGGTGGTGGGGTTAAATATTGTGGTGGTGCTTCCTTGTAAACCAAAACAGTATTAACTCTTGGGTCAAGTAGTGCTTTTTCATCAACTTCGGTAGTACCATCAACAGCAATTTTAGGAAAAGCATTTAAGTCAGCAAATCTAATCTGTTGACTTCTTCTAATTATTATTTCTTTTTGTAATTCCCTTAAAGTTTTACCAATACCAAACCCATAAAACTTGTTAGGTATTCTATACCAACTTCCAAGCCTTATTGTTTTTTCGTTAATCTCTTCTTTTAATAAAATCTTATTATCTGTGTAAATTATGTTGTAATTATTACCATATTTCCAGTTTTTAACTTCTTTTTTATGTTTTTCAGGTATTTGTCCTTGATAGAAGTAAACTGTTGCTCTTTTAATATCATCATTATCTTTTTCAACACCATTAAGTTCAATCTTTATAGTGCTATCGGGTTCAACCTCAACACCATAAACATTTTTAATCTCATCAACTTCCATTTGTGCTTTGTAAAAAAAGTAAGGTACTTCACTAGCATTTTCTTTAAACTTTGCTTCGGGTGAAAAGTACAACTTTAAAGGGTCATAACTATTAAGTACAGGGTCATTGTAAATATAAACCTCTCTTGTAAGTTCTTTACCATTTTCATCAACCATAACCTCGCCCATATCATCATACATAGGTACTTGTTTGGTTTCTGATTTAAATACTGCACCACCATAGGTGTTACCTGTTAAAATAAACCACCAAGCAGTTTCGTTCATAAAAAGTGGAAAGTCAGTCTTATCTATTAAGTATTGGTAGGTTGCTTTAACCTTTTCTTCTTTTTCGTAATCATCTTGTCCTCTACCCCTAAAAACTAAATCGGGTTCTCTATCAAAAAAAGATGCAAGCATACTTTCGTGTGTTGCAAAAATATAGGGTATTCTAATTACATACCTACCCTCGCTATCTAGTACAGTTCTAACTGTGTTACTTGATGATACTTTACCAAGTCCACCCCTTTTGTACTCTGCTGCTTCATAATCTGCAATACATCTTTTAATTTCTTCGTGTTGATTTTTATTGTGTGCTTCGGAAACTTTGTATCTATATTTTAGTAGTTCCAATAAACTATTCATATTAATAACTCTATCAAAAAAAGGTTTTAATCCTTAATTTTATATTCTTTCTTTAAAATTTGCTTAATTGCTTTGTCCCTTTTATAGACAGTAACATAACTAACTCCCAATGCTCTTGCAGTATCTTCTCTTGAATAACCCATATCGTAAATCATTGCTACTATAAATTTATCAGTAGGATTATCCAGTTTCTGATAAACATATACAGCGAGTGCATTTAATATCATAAGTTCCTCTGGTGTTGCATCTGGTGGCAGTAAACTTGTAAACATTATATCTCTCCATAAATTTTCTCCATCTTCTTTTTAGTTTTTATAACTTTTTCCTTTTTATCTTCTAAAAGTTCAACAACAACATTACTAGCAATTTGTTCATTTTCATCTTTTTTAACCATTGTTTGTTGCTCTTTAATAGCATCATCAATCATCTTTTCAGTATTTTGTTTATCTTCTATTTCTTTGTATTTATCTAGGGTGTTTATGTTAATAAGTCCATCTTCGTATTTTTTAGCAAATCCTTTTAAAAATGAGTATAAAATGTGCCCACCTATTGTTTTAGTATCAAAATCACTAATCCACTCACTATCCCAATAAATCTCAAAATAGTGTGGTCTTTTACCCTTTGCTTGTTTCCAAACACCCTCATCTTCTTTTATTTTAAATTGTTTAACATCAGCCCTAACACTAATTCTTTTACTAATATCAAATTTAAAGTGGGGTTGTAATATTTTAAGTATCTCTTGTTTAACCACATTTTCATCTGGTTTATCAAACATTATTAGTGTCATAAAAATTCTCCTAAATTTGCATACATTTGCTCTTTTTGCATATCTTCAAGAAGTAATCTATAAATGCTATTTTCTGGTAAATCTTGCTCTGGTACTTTTGGTGTTTTAACCCTACTAACAAGTCCATACCTAAAAGCATCATACAAGTCATCACCACCAACACCATCAACAGCATTAGTTTTCATAACATCTTCTGGTTTAAGTGTATCAAACTGCATACCACTAACAATATCAAAAACAGGTTTAGCATTTTTAAAAAACCTTACTTGGGGTATTTCTGTTTCAGTATTCTGCCAAGCAACAAACTTTCTAATTTCATTAACACCCTGCACTCTATTATTGTATGCTTTTAAAACATTAACACCATTAGTCCTAGTAAGTCCAAACCTGTAAAATTGCTCTGCTATTGTTGGACTACCATCTCTACCCCTACTCCAACAGTCAATACCACAATACATATCAACAACTTTTGTATCTAAACTCTGTATGGTTGCTAAAATATCACTACTAATCTCATCAATTCTTTTAAGTCTATCTTTTAAGTAATTAACGACATAAATTTCACTATTTGGTGTTATTGCAAATAAAACAAAACTATAAGGGTGGTTATATCCGTGGTCATACCCTGCAAAATAGGTAGTACCTGCTGGTAACTCTTTGGGGTCAACAATATGTTTCTGCTCGTTCATCTCATTAAATGCAATACCCTCGTGTATATTCCAATCACCATATAAGTATGCCTTAACAATTGCTTCGGGGTTATCTTTTAATCTATCAATATAGTTAGGGTCAACAGTAAGCATTGCCTTGTTATCTTGTACAAATGCCTGTACAAAATCAAAATCTGCTGGGTTTTCCCTTTCCCTAAAAATCTTATCAATAAATATCCTTTTAACCCATTGGTGTCCAATTCCACCAGGATTTCCAGTTAAAAACATACTTACTTGCCCCCCCATTTTAATAAACTTAGCATTACTTGTTCTATTACTGGTTCTTAATATTTTAAGTGTAACTTCCTCGTGTTGTGTTGCCTCGTCAATACTAATATCTTCAAATTCTCTACCCTGATAGGTGTAGACATCATTTGTATTTTGTAGGTAACTAAATTGGGTTTTTGAACCATTGGGGTAAATAATTGCTTTTTCTTGCTTGTTAAACCACTTCTTAGTAATAGGGTATTCCTCAAAAAATTTAGTAATGTGGTTGTCAACTAACTCGGGATAGGTTTTTCTAATAATTAAACCCCTTGTGTTTGGATATTTTAATCTTCTATATAACTCCCTTGCTCTAACAAGGTAACTTTTACCACCACCTTTTGCACCACCATAAAAGAGTACGGGTGTTTCTTGACTTTTAAGAAAAGCCTCTTTTTGTTTTGGTTGTAGTTTTAGTTCTAGTTGCACTATTCCTCTGCATCATTTGCATCGTAATCAATTACTTTAATTACTAATCCATCACCATCAGCACCAGTTACCTCTTGTCTTTGTCTTGGCATACCATCTATGTAGTTCCATAACAATTTTATCATTGTACTATCACCATCGTAAGCAAGTTGTGCTACTTTTTTAATTAATGCTTCTTTTCTAGTAATACCACTAGGTAATTCTTCATCTAATACTATTTTTGCAATATCAGTAAGTGTTTGCCCCTTTTTAGGTCTACCATTTCTATTAATATTCTCAGGGTGTGCTGCAAATCCTTGCTTTTTCTTTATTGGTTTATCTATTGTTTTCTCCATAACTAAATTGTAACACTTTTTGTTAATATATATTAAGCACTCGTAAAGGTAAAGTGCTAATATAGAAATAACGACATCTTTTAAGAAAAAAAATCTTTTAAATATTGCAAAAAAGTTAAATTTATCCTATAAATAACAAGTACGGATACCTCACGACTAGATAACACAAGAAACGAGAACATACATAGGTAAGAGTTACCAAGACCCTGACTTTTTCAGGGGTGAGATATAGTAGATATACAAACTATCTATCTATGAGAAGGAAACGATACAAAATGAGGGGTTTAAAAGGGGAGGTCGTTATTTGTGAGTTATTTTATTACCCAATCTATATGCTAGAATATTATTATGCTACTAAATAAACTTAAATTGTTAGAAAATAATCCCAGACAAATCACAGAAAAGCAGTTTTTTAAACTAAAAAAGTCATTAAAAGAGTTTTTAGAGATGTTAGAAGTAAGACAGATAGTTTATGATGATAATTTTGTAATTTGGGGTGGAAATCAAAGATTTAGGGCTTATAAGATGCTAGTTGAACAAGGTGAGGTAGAGTACAACAAGAAATATTTTAAAAAACTTCCTAAAAAATGGACACTTAAACAAAAAAGAGAGTTTGCTATTAAAGATAACAACCCCACAGGTTTATCAGGTAGTTTTGATGATGACATACTAGCAAATGAGTGGGATAACTTACCCTTAGATGATTGGGGTATAAACACAGGAGTATGGGAAAATTTAACTAATTTAGAAGAAAAAAGTAAATTAGATAATAAAAAACTAATCAAGTGTCCTAATTGTGGTAGTGAATTTACTAAATCATCTAAATAAATCATTTCATATCTAATATATAAACTCAAAAAAGTGTTTGAAAATTTTTACAGACCC